TGGGATTAAAAAAGAAGAAAGATGTCATAAACTCTAAGCTAGGGCTAGAGTATTTGATGCTCCCCTTGGTGCTCCCTTATTGGAGAGTAGTTGGAAAGGAGGAATGGTATAGTGCTGAGGACATAGATTCCGGTAAAGTCCGCACCTTTATTATACCACCTTTCAAGCTCCTAATAGAGCAGAAGAGATTCTTCTACGCGCAAAACCAAGCTATGAAGCAAGAACATTGGTCGGCATATGGTTTCAATCCCTATTATGGTGGTGTTAACCGAATGGCTATTATGTTACTTCGCAATAGAGTGTTCGNGATATATGATGTTTCTGGATGGGATCGTAAGTTACCTGTGTTGAAGGAAGTTTATGACCTTCGTGTGAAATATTATTCCCACCGCGCTCGCGTGGCTGCTCGTAGAATTGCCCGATTTTGTATTCGTTCTAGATTGGTGCTTGCAACCGGAGACGTCATAGAGAAAGATGTCGGAAATAATTCCGGTTCTGGCAATACCACTAACGATAACATCTTGGGACATGAGTTTATTCTGGCCTACACGTTGTTAGAAGTGTTCGATGGAAATGAGGAGATGTTGGATGCATGTGTCGCCTTTTTGTTTGGAGACGATGATGCTCTCTCTCTTCCACTAACGAGCACTGACGGACTTGAGGATATTTTCCGCGACTCCTTTAGGGAGTTTGGATTAGAGCTCGATCCGTTTCTCGCCACAACAGATATTGAGCAGGTTGAATTCTTAGGATTTCGGTTCAAGTATAGAAATGGATGGTATTATCCTCTCTTTAAACTTGACCGTCTCATGGCTGCATATTGCTATGAGTACCAGAAGAACATGACGCAAGCTGCGCTTATATCTAAAGCCTATTCACTGATGGTTATGTCGTATCCGCATGGCCCTGAGGTGTTTAATAAAGTTGCTGAGGCTTATTCCCACCAACTTAATAAGGTTCAGGAGAGATCGGACCCTGTTGTTATGTCATATATAGACGAAGGCGTGCCTTCTGAAAACGATTTGGAGAACTTTTACAGAGGAGTTGAGTGCAGTACAGTTAGCGCTCTCTTCTTTGAGGAGGTAGGAATGGTATATAAAGTCACCAATCGTAATGGCTATGAACAGAGT